TAGGACATTCAGCCTTGTACATAACCCATTCTTTTATACATTCAGTATGTAACACGTGATTACACTCTAAATATGTTATATTCTGGTCAATTTCAAATTCAGATGTGCATATTGCACATTTTTCGTGTATTAAATCGATTGTAGATTTTTTACTTTCAATATTTAACTTAATATTAGTTTTTTTTTCTTGTGTTTTATAATGATTTAAACTTTGTTCCATTGCTATATTCATTAATTCTTCTTCTCTTCTATTAAGAAGTTCTTGTCTGCGTTCTTGTCTGCGTTCTTGTCTGCGTTCTTGTAATAGTGTATTTTGCCTCATAAAATTTGTCATAAGTTGTCTATATCTTTCACGTTGTTCATCTTCATCTTCATCTTCATCTTCATCTTCATCTTGTTCGTAAGTTATTTGATTTATTTGATTTCTTTCATTATATAAATCAATTGTATTAATAATTGTATTCATATTATCAAATATTCTGACTTCATTAGGATTTGTGAATATAGTAAATACCAAATCTGCTGTGTATATATCCATTTATTCAATAAATTAAATAATTAAATATGTTTTCATTTTTTTTTAAAACATTGGATTGTGATTCCATCCTAGTTCTTCGAAACAACTTTTTGCAACATCATCGTGAAATGATTTTCTATCTATAGTTTTTAGCATTGTAAAATCTTCTTTTTTACATACATGTTTATATCTTATTAATAACTGATACAATACATATTGTGTATTAATAAAATTCTTTCTATCAAATCCTTCTTTGTTTTTAAATTTTTTATCATACAAATCTGCTAATATATCAAAGTCGTTTAACAAATTATCTTGTAAATGTGAAATATCATCCGGTTTCTTACCAGTAAGTTGATAATGAATTAAATTAACATTTTCATAATGTTTAGTATATTCTAATTCTTTAAGAAAAATGTGTATATGTTCTTTTGTTATATTGTTAAAACGAACTTTTTTATCAGTATTATTATCTCCCACTAATAAATGATGTTTTTCTAATTGATCTATTATTTTAATATATACTTCAGAATCAATACTACTATTTTGTTTTCCTTGATATTGATTAATACAGTCACGAAAATGAATTTTACGATCATATGTATATTTAGCAGAAATATTAATCCTATCAGTATCTTTGTAATTAGAAGTATGTAAAAAAATTTCTTGCTGTGATCCACATACTAAACAAATGTATATACTTTCATCTAATATATCAAAACTTTTTTTATTTACACAATTATTACACATAATATTTAAATCTTTAGTTGGAATTTCTATATTTATATCAGAATACTTTTGAGCTATATTTAAATATTTAGATATAACATCGTGTTTTTCTTTATTATTTATATTTGAAGTACCTATAAACGTTAACTTTACAGGTGTTTGAAGAATTTGTTTATACTTTTCTAACAAATAAATTGTATCTGCTAAATAAAAATGTATATTTTTTATATTTTTTATTTTTTCAATTAATTGTTCTATATTTTTTTCGATTATTTTTACTAATCGAAATTGTAAATTAGGCATTTCTAAGGTTTTTTTTAAATCTAATAGTTTTTCTTCATATTCAACAAGTTTTTCAGACTCTTCTTTGAATTTTTCTTTAATTTTTAAATCAATATTTAATATATCTATTTGAGACATATTTTTCTATTATTTAATGTACCTTTTAAGTATTCATTAAATAAACATTATTAATATAAACAACTATTTATAATGTTTATATACTTATAGTACATTAGTTAAAGTTTGAGGATTGAATTTTTACTTTAAAATCTTAATTTCTTTGTATTTAAACTAATTAATACACCAATTATTAATTATAAACATATTTATATTTTTGATAATAAAAATAAAAAAAAAATTTTTTTCTTGTCTAATATAAAACTATGGCTTCCATTTGTACATCAAACGTAACATCTGGATTTATTGATCTTGCTACATTCGATGAACTTGAAAAATATATGTACGGTGGTCCCGACGCAACCGCTTATTTCGTTAGAGAAACACGAAAAGCTACTTGGTTCACCCAAGTACCAGTCGTTCTTTCTCGCGCTAGTGGAACTCCTGCATTCGAAACTGAATGGTCTGTAAGTATTTCACGTGCTGGTGATTATCTTTTGTCTACCTGGATGCGTTTAACAACTCCTAAAATTGAACTACAATATCAACCGGTCGTTGCAACGACCGGCGGTCCTTCTCTTGATAACAATTCTACAGTTAAAACTGTTCGATGGACCAGAAATTTTATGCATAGTATTATACGTGAAGCATGTATTACATTTAACGATTTGGTAGCAGCTAGATTTGATTGCTGGCATCTTGATTTTTGGTCTGCTTTTACAGTTCCTGCAAGCAAACGAAATGGTTATAATAATATGGTCGGTAATTTTCCAGAAATGACTGATCCTCAAGTTCAAGATTATAATGTTCTTAATACATCCACTGGAGCATTTATAAAACCATACATCCTAAATCTTCCTTTGCCATTTTTTTATGCTCGTGATAGCGGAGTTGCTCTTCCTACAGCTGCTCTTCCATATAACGACATGCGTCTTAATTTCTCGTTTAGAAATTGGAGCGAGTTATTAATTGTTGATACGTTCACTTATAACGCAGATTCAGCAGGCTGGAGTTATACTGATAGCAAGTGTGCAGAAGTCGCCGATCTTAAGAGTGGTAACGCACCTGTGTTAAGCAATGTACAAGTATGGGCTAATTATGCTATTGTTTCCAATGATGAGCGTAAACGTATGGCTTGTGCACCTCGTGATATCCTTATTGAACAAGTTCAAACAGCTCCTCGTCAATCATTTTTACCAGCTACATGCAATGCACCAAGATATGACATTAGGTTTTCGCATGCTATTAAAGTTCTCTTTTTTAGCGCTCGCAATTATACTGTTTCATGTAGCTGGTCTAATTACACTTCAGGTCAACCAGTTCTTTTATTTGGGGACAGTGATACAACTGCGGAGGGTACCAATTATGCAGCTACTATTAACTGGAGTTCGCCATCTATGGTTGATAATATTCTACTAACATCTCTTATATATGAAAATACAAATCGTCTTGCTCAAATGGGATCTGATTATTTCAGTCTTGTCAATCCTTGGTACACAGCACCTGCAATCCCACTAGAAACTGGATACCATATGTATTCATATTCTCTTGATTTTATTTCTCTTGATCCTATGGGTTCTACAAATTACGGCAAACTTACAAACGTTAGTATTGTACCTGAAGGTACTCCTGAAGCTGTACTTTATGGTGGATATGATCCTGCTACTGCTAGTATTCTAGACAAAGCAGCATTAAGTAAAATTGGTATTACTAAAAAACAAACTTATGATTTTGTAGTTACAGCAGTTAATAACAATATCGTGAGAATCTCAGGCGGTGCTTTGGGTTTTCCAGTCCTTTAAGATTTTGGGGGATTTCTGGGGGAGCCATTCAAATTCAAATTCAAATTTTCAAATATTATTAAATAATATTTGAAAAATCATTACAATTTCACTTCTTCTATAACAATTAAATCATTGTTTTCACTTAGTGAATAAACAGTTTTACTTTTTCGTCTGTCAAAATAAACATAAAAGAAAAACCTATGCGTCTTTGAAACCTCAATTGCTTTAGCAAGATTTTTCTCTTTATCTTTTTCAAAATAATAAGTACTTTTAACTTCTATAATAATTTTTTTACCATCTTTTTCAAGATAAATGTCCGGGTAATATTTATGTTTTTTACCTTCAAATTCATACCAAAATGTTGGGATATCCTCACTGTCACCTGCTTCAATTTTACTATATAAATTACTATCTTCAAGTTCTTTTAATCCTAAATCCTCGTATCCTAGTATCATGGCAGATCTACCATCTCCGTATTTGTAAATTCTTCGTCTAAAAGAAGACGCCAGCATCTTCGAAAATAATTTATCATTTTGCATTGCATATTCTACACCGTATTTTTCCATCATTTGTTTTTTACATTCTTCAGAGTTAATAAAGAACTCCGACCCGTATTTTTCCATCATTTGTTTTTTACATTCTTCAGAGTTAATAAAGAACTCCGACCCGTATTTTTCCATCATTTGTTTTTTACATTCTTCAGAGTTAACATAAAATTCAGACCCGTATTTTTCCAACATTACGTTTTTAAAATGCTCTGTACATACAAAAATAGTATTACCATATTTTTCTAATATGATATTTGCGTAATATTCTGTACCAAAGGGTCTTTTTTGACCGCATAAACTTATGAAAGTATTGTTAATTTTTTCTTGAATAAATTTTGATTGTAACGGAAATTCTACCCCATATTTTTCAAGACATATATCCTTTATTTTTTTATACACTCCTGGTTTACAAAAAGCTCTTTTATATCCGTACTTTTCCATACTTGTTTTTGTAGTCTTTTCTCTTACTGTTTCTGACTGCTGAGCAAATTCAACTCCGTGATTTTTAATACAAGTTTCTTTTGACTTTTTTTTGACATCTTCGTTTTGAAATACGTTATCAACTCCGTATAAAATATTGTTAGTAGAATAAGTTTTTTCTGTTTTACAATTAAGACAATTTCTACCTCTTTTTAAATCGTTCAAAGAGCAATTCCATTCGTTACCGCATTTACACACTACACAAATGTTTTTATTGTTTGTATAATCATCTTTAGTTGTAATGAGAGAAAATCCTTCTTTT